CGCGAGGTGCCGACGCCGCCGAGGGCGACCTTCAGGCCGTCGTCGCGATCGATCGCAAGCAGCCCCGTCCGCGGATCTTGACGCACCGCCGTGGCGGTGACGTCGTTCGCCGCCATGTCTTGCGCCATCGGTCCGACCTTCTGGCCTTCGGTGCCGAAGCCGGGCTTGTACTCGTATGCGTATGGCGTGAGACCGCGCGCGAGCTGCGTCGTCATCAGGTCGCCAGCGGCACCAGCCATCGCCGGCTGCGCGGCGAAATGCGTTCCCGCATCGCGCGCGCCGTCCCGCTGCATGTAGCTCGCGAGCCAGTCGGCAGGAACCTCACCGCGGCGCGAATCCGACTTCCACGGGTCGCGGTCGACGATCTCCTCGTCAGCGCGAGGTGTACCGCCGTAGGCGAACTCCGAGTTGCGCTCTACGCCGTGAGCACGGCCGAGCAGATACGCCTGGCGCTCCGCATCGCGCAGCTTCGCGCGATCGTCCGAGACCATCATCCCGCCGCTCGGATCGCCATGGAACCGCGTGCCAAAGTCCGAGTGCGCTTTCAGCGAACCGAGGACGTTCAGGCCGCCCCCGTCGAGGCGGTCGAAGCTTGCGGGTGCAGCTCCACTCATCGGCAGCATCGCGCTCGGTCCGCCGAGCTGCGCGAGACCGACCTTCGACGTCACGTCGGAGAGCATCAGGCCGCCGATTGGCTGCGCGCCGAACTTCGCCCGAGCGTCGGACAGATCCCCGGCCGCGCTGACGATGCCCTGCCCAAGCTTCGCGGTGCCCATCAGGTAGGCCGCGTTCGTGCCCGCGTTCTGCGCACCGACCTGTGCATTGACGGCGTTTGCGTTCGACGTGCCGCCGGCGAGGATGCCCTGCATCTGCAGGCGCCCCTGCTGTTCCGCGCCGAGAGCCTGGTGCCCCATCTGCTCGTAGCCCATCGCGCGCTGATCGTTCAGGCCACGACTAGCGAGCTGCTGCTGTGCTTGGAACTGTGCTTGCTGCGCTGCTTGCGCCTGGCTCTGGTAGTCCTGACCGCGCATGCCGCTCATCGCACCAAACGCTGCCTGTTCCGCGGCGAGTCGCTCGTTTGCCGCGTTGATCTGCGCCTGACCGGAGATCTGCGCCTGGGCGTTTGCAAGGTTGTTGGCTGCGCCCTGCTGCGCGAGCGCGAGTCCAGCTGGCCCTCGGGCCGACGCTGCCGCCGAGGCCTGAGCCGCTGCCGCGCGCTGCATGTCCTGCTGTGCCTGCAGACCGGCGATGCTTGGCGTGGCGCCCGTCGCACGCGCCATCAGCAGGCCGCCCGCCTGCATCTGGCCCTCGCGTGCCTGCATAGCGTTGATGCGGTCCTGCTGCGCCTGCTGGTAGTTCGCGAGCGGCGCTGAGCGCTGATCGATTCCGCGTGCTTGCTGCGCGCGGCCCTGGTTGTAGTTCTCGGCGCCGAAGTTGCCGAACTGGTGCGCGAACGAGTCGAAGTACGGGTTCTCGTACGTCTGCGTCGCGCGCTCCTCGTTCGACGTGCCGAAGAATCGAGAGATGCCGTCGAAGATGCCCATTACTGCCTCGCGCTCGGATCCAGGTTGGGGGTGCCCTTCGACGAGCCCTGCTTTGGTGCGCCGTCGATGGAGAAGCCGATGAGCGCAAAGGCGCGCCCGGTCCCGAGCGTGGCCGGGGCCGTCGCGCTGACGCGGAAGCGCACGCTCTGGCGCTCGCCGCTCTTCATTGTCCAATGGAGCTGGCGCTTGCCGAGCGTGTTCGCCTCGGTCCACGTCTTGTCGTTCGCCGCGTCGTAGGATGTCGCCCAGTCGTACTGGTGTTCGACCTTGAATCCGGCGGCCGAGTAACGCTCGACCAGCCACACGGCGCGCCACACACGCGCGCGCTGCTGCAGGCCAAACTTGAATGCCGGGTATTCGACGCGCGGGACAATGAACGCGTCGCTCGCGCCGGAGTCGTAATAGGCGCTCTGCTCGGGGCGCACGCGACCATCGGCCTGGAGCCAGGCGTAGCGGTACGTGGAACCATCCCAGATCATGGCTCCTGACTGCGCAGGGGTGTCGGCGGTGCCGTCGTACTTCGGTCGTCGGTCGGTGGAGACCCATGCTTTGTGCGACAGGTCGAAGATGAGCGTACGGCCGCTGCCAGTGACCGCGCCGGCCGACTCGCCGGCGGCGAGCTCGAAGTAGACGACGTCGCGAACCGGATCTAGCGTCGATGCGGTGCAGACGGGGTAGCTCCCGAGCGTGTCCTGGACCTTCTCGCCGACGAACTCGACGGACTGTGCGCGCGTCAAAAGTTCCAGTCCACGCTCGCTCTGGAACCAGATTCCGAGACTGGTAACGACGATGCTCCTGGCGTCGACACACCCCACGTCGACCGCCAGACGCCGTGGCAGCCCCAGTCCGCCCGCGGCTCCGTTGTCGCTAGGCGCTTCGCCGTTGACTGCGTAAATGCTCCGACGCTTGAAGAGGAAACACGTGCCGTCCTGGACGGCGATGCCGGTGAAGTCCCCGCCCTCGGCAAGCGTCTGCTCGAAGATCGGATTGAACCAAAGCGCCTCGCCGGGGACGTCCTGCCCGCTCGTCGCGATCTTGTCGCCGAGCGTGCCGACGAGCATGCCGTTGTACATCGTGGCGTGCATGAGACCCGACGAGGGCCGCCTGTCCTGCGCTCCGCCGTTCACTCCAGGAAGCGACGGCGCGTACAGCTGCGCGTTCGCCGAGAGCGTCCCGTCGCTCGTGGCATCGCTGAATGTGACGACGTTCGACGCGAGGTTGTTCGCCTTCGAGTCGACCGCGTAGTAGACGGACCCGCCGTTCGTGTTCCGCCATAGCCGAATGCGCGTGTTCTGATCGTTCTGCACGACCTGGCGCGCCGTAATAGCCAGCGTCTTGACGCTGACCGTAACTGTCTGATTCGCGGGCGACACCGCCGCCGATGGCGTACTGACGCCGCTGACGTGCCAGTTACCGGCGGCGTCGACCCACTCGTAGGTAGCGACGTATGTATACGTGCCGGTGATGCCCGTCCCGCCGAGGCTAGTTGTCGGCTGCGGTGGAGAGATGACGAAGTTCGCCTCGACAATCCTGGTGCCGTCGAACATCGCGAGCATGGCGCCGGTGAGATAGGTGGCCTCACCACGTGGCACCGGCTTCCAAGCCTGCGCGTCTGTTGTTGACAGGCGCGCGACGTAGACTGCGCGCGATGCGCCGCTGGTTGTGACGGCGAGTGGAGTCCAAAACTCCGTTCCGTACACCGCCGCGCGGCACTGCACGCCGGCAGGCAGCGCAAGGCCCGGCTCGAGCACTGCAACCGGGCGGAACGATGCCATGCCGCCGGAGACCGTTGAGCCGGACTCGGTGACGTCGGCGACGATGGCGCGCTTCTGGGCGTTGGCGCTGTCGCCTGCGATGACCACCGCGTAGCTTCGGCCGCCTGATCGGAACGGCCGACCGAACAGCCACACGTTCGGGATCACCTGCGCGGTGCCAGCCGTCACCGCGCCGCCGATGATGCTGAAGTTCCCAAGACGCATCCACGAGCCGTCGCCGTCGTTGACGTACGCGCACGCGGCAGTCGCTCCTGTGGACACAATGGAGAGGGCGCTTGTCGTCCCGATCCACGAAGTGATCGCAGCGGTCATGCTGATCACAACCTGCGCGGTTCCGGTCGTAGCCAGCGACGTTGGGTTCAGCCCCTGCGCCCAGATGTTGGTCGTGCGACTCCAGCCGACCCACAGCGTGTCGTTGACGCTGCCCTCCAGCGCCACCGTCGTCGGGTTCGTGCTGGAGGTGTTGACGGTCGTCGTCGTGCCGACGCCGGCGGTCGTGACCGTGCACACTGTCAGCCGGTCCGTGCCTCCGCCGTTGTTTCCATAGACGAGCGCGACGTGATTCGTCAGGCTCTCCACGGAGAACGCAATGTCGGCCAGGCCGACGACGCAGCCGTCAGTGCGCAGGTTCGCGGACGCAGCCCATCCCGTGTTGATCGTGCTGGCGCTCGTTGTCTCGATGCGACTCCACTTGACGTTCGCGCTGCCGACTTCGCGAACGAACAGCAGTACGTGAGCCCCGTACGTGGCGAGCAGGCCGAACGTTTCAGCGACCGATCCACTGACGACGACTTCGGGCGCGCGCACGACGCTGCCAGTTGTCGCGTCGACAACGAGCGCGTAAACGTCCGTGTTGTTCGTGAAGCACGCGATGTAGTAGTTCCCGCAGATGACACCGTCGGTAATTGTGTATGCGGTGGTGCCCGGCCCCGGCAGCTTGATGTACGAGAGCCCGAAAGGGGGAACGCGTCCGCGCGTGACGTTGCGTGCCGCGCTCGTGGAGTAGACATCGAGATACGTGCCGTCGACCACGCACGTCTGCTTTCCATGCGAGCCGTGCGAAAAGAGCTTGTAGCCGGCGCTGCGGTTCGTAGCGTCGAGCCTGGTGAGCGTCTGATAGGTGAAGCCGCGACGTGTTTCGTACCCTCCGCTCTCCGTCGGGCGCACGTTCTCCGCGAGCGTCACGGCCTGGCCGAGTTCGAGGAGTTCCGGCCGTGTCACCTCATCGAGAGGCGCGTAGGCCGGGAAGTGCATCGCGCGTGCGGCGAGGGCCATCAGCCCGCCCTCTCCACGCGGACGCTGACAGTGCCGCTGTTGCCGACGTTGAGGACCAGCGTATTTGTGTCGGTGCCGGACGCGCGTTCGAATAGCGCCGCGTCTCCCGGGGTCGTGGGCTGCCAGTCCACGATCCACCAGCGCACGCGACCTCCGAAGCCGTGCTCGAGTCGCAGCGGCGTGCCGCTGACGACAGCACGATCTTCGTGATCGACGCGCTCGGGGCGCCAGCGACCGTCGATGTCCGAGACCCTGCGGGCCTGCTCCTGTACAAGTCGCGCGAGGCGCTCCGGATCTTCGACGTCCTTCGCTGTGATGTTGACGTCGGACGCGGCGCGACCGTCGAGTCGGTCGATCGTGCCGCCCCGCCTGACAATGGCCGCACTCACGGATACCTCCAGAGCGGCTCGTAGAACTCGATGTTGCCCGCGCGCAGGCGGTAGCAACCGAGCTTGGACCCGCCCGTCCAGCCCCACGGCGCGGTCACATACGCCTCGTCGAGGTCAGTGATACGCCGAGGCTGTCCGCGATCCCGATTCTTCGATCGGTTCTTGATGCGGTTCTCGAGGCCGGCGATCGTCGCCATGACGATGCTCGGATCCTTTTCGAGCTTCACCATGACGTCGCGTGACATGCGCGCGACGATGAGCTCCTCCCAGCCGGAGACACCGTCGACGGTGTCTCCGTTGGCCGAGAGCGTGCCCGCCGCCGGGAGATACTCCAGCGTCACCGTCACGCTCTGCGTGGGCGCCTTGTACTGGCCGCGCGACCCTTCGGGCATCGGCATCAGCGGGCGTCGCTCGTCTGTCGACTCGTGCACGTACACTCCGAGCAGCGCTCGAAAGTCCGCTTGGAGCGCGTACGCGATGGTCCCCGTGGTGACCGACACGGTCGTCGAGGACGAGAAGAACTCCGGCGGACCGGCTTCGATGAGAAGGTCGTAGACCTCTGGGTAATGGCGGTTCGCGAGCGCGGTCAGCTCAGCGTCGGTGATCGAGTCATCGTTCTCCGTATCGCTGAGCTGACGTGCCCACGTTCGCAGATTGAGGAGCGTGACGACGCGCGCCACACGTCACCTCGCTTACGACACCGGCTCGAGGACGACGATGCAGTACGCGTCGGACGTCGCGGCCGTGATGGCCTTGCCGCTGCCGGCCTTCGCGACCGCGATGCGAAGGTGCCAGCCGTCGACGACGTCCTGGTTCGCCGCCGTGATGGTCAGCGCCTCCGCATCGCCAGCGGCGAGCCCGTTGAGGCTTGCGGCTCGCGTGTCGCCGGAGAACACCGTGACCGCGTTCGCGCCGTCGGCATCCGCCTTCGAGAGCGTGAACGTGGCGTAGTCGGTGTTGTCCGCAGCGACAGCAACCGGAGTGACCACCTTCGCGGAGACGACTCGGTACGTGACACCCGTGTTGTTCTCCCAGAAGGTCGTCGTGGTCATCGCCGTGCCGGCGGTGGCCGCGTCGAACATCCGTACGACGAGTGTGCGGCGGAAGAGGAGCTTCTTCACGAGGTCGACGTCGGTCGAGTCGAGCGCGCTGAGGTCCTGCGCGATCGCGTTCTTGATTCGTTCTGCAGTGAGCTGGGCCATGGTCACTTACCCGTCGAGTTGGTCGCGAGGATCGCGAAGTTGATGCGGTTGCCCGCGGTGTTGGCGACCTCGCGAGCGGTCCCCGAGCGATGCGCTTGCAGGACGAACGTTCGGGTCGTGGTGAGCGTCGTCTCGCCGAGCACAGCGACCTCGAACCAGTCGGTTGCGAGGTCTGCGAACTGCGCGGTCGCGACGATCGCGTAGGGCTGCGACGGGAGCGTGAGCCCCGACGGCATCGTGACGGTGAACGTGCCCGAGGCCGCCTCCGTCACCGTGAAGTTGAGCCCCGGCGGGTGCCGGTACGACGTCGGATCGTCGGCACCCTTGCACTGGAACGAGCCCCAGTACGCGAGCGGCTCCGGCCCGAGGGCCTTTACCTGGAATGTGCCGCGGCCGTCCATTACGCGCCCCAGCCCGTTCCGCGCGCCGATTCGACCGGCGACGACTCGGCGAAGTCGCCATACAGGCCGATGCGCGCTTCCGCGGCGTCGTCCGTGGCGAGCGTGATCATGTTCTCCTTGCCGAAGTTCATCGGCATCGGAGCGGCGCCCGCACTGTAGAGCGCGAACTTGTCCATGCGCTTCAGGAACACGTTCTGCTTGGGGCAGAAGGGCGACTGAAGCGTCGAGATTGTGCCGTTGTTGCCCTGCCAGTTGGCGCCGTCAAATCCGATCGTCGGCGTGCCGCCTCCGCCGGAGAATGCGACCTTGCCGTAGAGCGTCTTCTTCACCTGGCGCATGTCGCGCGGGTTGACGATGAGCTTCAGCTTCGGCTCGTGACCCTGGATCTGGATCAGCGACTCGAGGTCGATGATCGCCTCCGCCATCGGCAGGCCCGTCATGTCGAGGACCTGCGACGCGAGACGGACCGGGTCGTCGTTGCGGGTGAGTCCCTTCCACGTGCCCGGTGTCGCGCCGCCTTCGAGCCACTTGCGCATGCCCGCGGGAACGGTGTTCGTCGAGCCGGTCGCAGCGTCGCCGTAGCGAACGATGCTGTCGCCGTTCGACCCGCCGGTGAACGCCGAGTTCCAGTTGGAACCGATCGTGAGTTTGCCGTTCGCGCGATCGACCGCGGTGATGGCCGCGACGCCGGCGCGAATCGTCGGCGCGAGCGTCGTGTCGCTTACGAGCTGCACACGCATGCCGACCGCAAACGAGTTGACGTCTTCGGCCACCGTCAAGGTGACCTCGGTGCCGGTGACGCCCGTGGAGATGGTGCCGAGCACGCCGTTGCCGGCGCCCATCGACAGCACTTCGAGGTGCTTGAGGAACGTCTTCTCGATGCCGTCGAGTTCGTGCTGCCAGAGGTCGACGAGGGCTGCATCGCCCTTCTGCGTCGCCGTCCGGAGCGCCTGGCCCTTGATACGGACGACGCCGAAGTACTCGAGGCGCGAGATGAGCGCTCGGTAGAACTTCGACTGCACCGCCGAGGCCTGCGCCGCCGGGATGTCGACACCGAGGCCCTGGGGCGACTCGGTCTCGATGGCGATCGCGTAGTCGTCACCGTTCCATTCGGTGACCTTCTTGACTTCGTTGATGACGGGAAACTTGGCGAACTGCGCGGGCGAGACGCCCTTCTGGTAGCGTCGCGTGAGAATCGCGCTCGAGAGCGCATTGGTAGCGGTCATGGGAGAACGTCCGGGTTCGGGTTGGAACCAGGCGCGCTCTCATCCGGGAGCCGGCGTTACGACGTGGCGTCGGGGTTGGCCTTACGAGCGGCGGCCACTTCTTCGATGAGCGCTCTACGCTGCTCATCGGGCGTCATCTCGTGCAGGGGTCTCGGCGACGTGCGTCGCTCACTGCCAGCGGCAGCGGAGAGAGTGCGCGGTGCGTTCGCCGTGACTTTGGGGGCGATACCCGGCCCCTTTGCAGGGGCGCCCGCCGGCACTTGGTTGGCGGGGGTGCCGTTGAGCGCAGCGATGCGCTTCTTCGACTGATGCTCAAGATACTCCGCAATCGTGCTGTCGTCGAAATCTTTCTTGTACTCGAGTCCCTCCTGTGCCCACTGGTGCGCGAGAGCGACCGAGCGTTGGAAGATCTCTTCCGGCTCCCAGCGTGCGTGGAGGTAGGGGGTCTTCTCCGGCGAGGCGAACTGCGTGAGGTACTCTGTCCGTACGCGGCTCTGAACCTCCGCCTGCTTCTCCGCTTGAAGCTCCTTCCGGAACTTCTCGAGCTCGGTGAGCGCGTTGCTTCCCTTCTTCGCCTCTTCGCGAGCGAGCCGAGCTTCCTCCTGCGCTTTTGCGAGCGCGCGCGCCTCGGGCGTGCCCTCCTTCAGCACCGTATCGACGATGTCGTTCGGATCGTCAGCGAGTGCGCGCAGGGTCTCGGTCGGTGATTTCTTGAAGTTGAGGCGGAGTCGTTCGCGCTCTTCCTCGGCGACGCGTCGCGCTTCGGCGCGCGCCTCCTCGATCATGCGCTGCTTGGCTTCCTCGGCCTCGCGCAGCAGCCGCTCGGCACGCGCCTTCGCGCCGCTGAGCTCCTGGTGGTTCTCGCGGCGCTTAGCGAGGATGGCTTCGAACTTCGCGTCCGGATCTTCCGGCGCCGCCTGCTGCTCCGTCTGCTCGACGGGCGCTGCAGCGGCCTGCGCCGCTTGCTCCTCGGCGGCGACGTCGACGGACTGCGTACCGCCCGCCTGACGCACGGCCTCGATGAGCTCGTCGCGTGAGGCGACGTCGCTGTTGATTTGCTCGGTCGTCTGTTCCTGCGTCTGCTCGACGTCCATGCGTTCTCCTTACGCCGCCATCCCCATCGGGGGACCCGCAGGCACGGGCGGCATTCCACCAGGCTCGCCGCCCATTGGAGGCGGGGCCGGCGCTGCGGCGGCGGCCTTCGCTGCTTCGGCGGCAGCGATCGTTTCCTTCAGGCCCTTCGCGTCCTCGATGTAGTCGCGAATCAGCTTGATGCGCGAGTTGGGGACGTCCTTCTGGCGGAGCAGGTTGATGTACTTGCCCGCGCGCGAGATGAGCAGATCCAGATTGTCGAAGCCCTCGGGCCCGATGTACCGCCCCGTCGTCACCATGATGTCCATGTTGCGATCGATGATGTCGGTGTCGGCGGTGTCGAGCTCATTCTCTGCCTCGAGGTCCGGCAGCTCGAACAGCCGCTTGAACTGCTCGACGGTGATGGCGCCAGCGTTGAGTAGCTCCGTGAGCTGCGCGAAGCGCGCGGCCGGGGCCTTCGACAGCGCCGAGATCGGGAACACCTTCAGGACGAAGGCTTCCTTGTCGTCAATGAGGTCGAGCAGATCCTTCCAGTCGACCTGCTCGAGTCCGCGCTTGCCGCGGTAGTTGACCTTGTAGCTCCCGGTCCGCTGCACGATGCGTCGAGCCGACTTGATGATCAGCCACGCGAGCGCGACGCGGAACCGCTCACGCGCGCGGTGATACGGGAGCAGGCGCACGTCCTCGAAGTCCTCGAAGACCTGGAGTGCCTTGCCCGACGCCTGCTGAAGGCCGGCGGGGAGCTGCGAGGCCGCGGCGAGCGTGGAGATGCCGTGACGCTCGAGCATGTCGCGCGGTATGCCGTTGACGTACGCGTACGTGCTCGGCTCGACCGGCTGGGGCTGGAGCTGCTGAATCGGGGGCGCACCCTCGGTCGCGTCGTAGCCGACGAAGAAGCCGGCGCCCTTCTGGCCGGCCGTGATCTCTTTCACGTTCACGTTGGCGGTGTTCGGCCCCATGAAGCCCGACAGCCCCATCTTCTGGTGCATGTACTGAATCTTCGCGGTGCCGCGTTCGTACTCGCGCTGCGGAGCGAGCAGCCCGCGCATCAACGAGAGACCGAATACGTGCCGGCGTCGCCGACGCGGAACGGCGAGCAGAATGGGCCACTCGGGCTCGTCCCACGGCTCATCGATAAGCGTGCCGTCCTCGCCGTAGACCGCGACGACGTGTCGGCCGTCGTGCTTGTACGCCTTGCGCGTCTTCGTCTCGCCGTCGTCGTCCTCGTACTCCTCGTCGTACTCCTCGCGGCACGTCGGCGGATGCCAGGCCTCGAAGATGTCGACGCGGTACGAGCCTGCGGACGCCGTACGCCAGGTCGCGGGCTTCTGCGCGGCCTTCAGGATCTTCTCGCGGCGTTCGGCAGAGGTGCCAACGAAGCCGGGGCGGCCCGTCTTCGGATCGTCGTCGGCGGGGTTCGCGTAGAGTTCGATGGCGCTGAACTTGTCGATGCCGTCCTTCGGGACGAAGTAGCAGCACGACGGGCGACCCATGCGGGTCTCGGCCTTATCGAACCAGACGTCCTCGACGGCGATGTGACGGATGAACGTCCGGTCGCGGCCGTCCTCGACGATGCACGCGCCGGCGCCGTGGTCGGTCACGAGGAAGTCCATCACGACGTTCTCCTCGAGCTCCTCGCCCTGGTTGTCGTCGTAGACGCCCTCGATGGCCTTCTCCATGTCCTTCGCGCGGGCACGCGCGAGCGGACCTCCGCCCGTCGTGAGCGGCATCAAGGCGATCTTGTTCTTCACGACCTTGGCAAAGACCGTCTCGACGGCGTTCTGCGCGGCGTTGTACGTGAGCGTCTCGTCGTCGATGGCGACGTGCTCCTCGGGGTCAATATTCCGCGCGCCCCCGCCGTACTGAAACACGCTCATGCACATGTTCGTGTTCGCTATGAGCGTGTACTGGTCGCGATGGATCTCTTCGCAGAGCGCGACGAGGCGCGGCCCCGCGGGCTTGCCGCGCGCACCGCAAAGAAACCAGCACTCGTCGTCGTGGAGCTCGTATGCGCTCTCGCTCATCACCAGCTTTCTTTCTGTCCCCGCAATCGAGCCAACATCTCTTCGCGCAGCCGCTTCGTCTCCGGATCTTGTCCGCGCGCACGCACGTCACTGACTGGTTCCGCCTCGGGCAGCAGCCGCGACAGTGCGAGCATCAGCGCCGGGGCGAAGTCGCAATGGCGGCCGTCGCTCGTCATCGGCAGATCGATAGCCGCGCCGCCAGGCGTTGCTCGCTTGCGGAGGTGGAGCAGGTCCGTCCGCAGCTTCGGGACCGGCGGCAATTCGATCTCGCCGGTGTCGAGCCTGGTGCGGATCGCGAGATACTTGCGCGCGCGACTATTCGCGTTGAGCGTGCACGGCCGCAGCGTCAGGCCAACCTGCTTGCCGAGCTTCACGAGCGCGTCACCCATCGCCTGGTCGGTGTCGACCGCGAAGACCTTGTACGAGGCGAGGATGCCGGCGATCTCCGCAAGCACGTCGCCCGGATCCAGAGGCTTGTCGCGGCTGCCCTGCCACTCGTCGGCGCGCACCACGACGGTCTTGCCGCCCTCACGTGTGACGATGGCGAGCGTCCAGCCGTTGCCGCGCGTCGCCGGATCCATCGCGGCGTGGTAGGTGTTCCCATGCCTCGGCCCGATGACCGCCGGCGCCTTGCGCGTGCAGCGGTCCACGCTCTCGGAGGAGAACAGGGCCTCTTCCGGCGAGGCGAACTCGGCGAGGACGTCGGTGCGGTACGCGTCAGGGTCTCGCTTCGCCGCCTCGATGCGCTCTGGCGTCCACGTCACCGGGTTCATGTCCGGTGCCGGCGCGCGGATGACGACGCGATCGATCGACGGCTTGCCGTGATACTCGGTGACCACCTCGTACGCGGGTCCGTACGGCGCCCACGGCGAGCCGATGTGCCAGAGCTGACAGCCGCCGAGCAAACGGAGCAGGACGGCTTGGCGCATGTCGTCCCAGTTCACGACGCCGTCATCGCCGCCGACCATGCGAGGGAACTCGTCGAAGATGCAGCCTGCCGACCAGCGCGCGACGAGGCCGGAGCCTGCGCGGCTGCCGGCGACGACGCTGACCTCCACGGGTACGCCCGACGGATGCCGGAGCACGATGCCCTCGGCGCTCGGTTGGCCGACCATGAAGCGGCGAAGCAGCGGCTTCGCCTGAATCGTGCCGACGAGGTGGCTCATGATGACGTCGGCGAGGTCCTTTTTCAGCGACACGACGCTGACGCGCGGCACTTCGCCCGGACGCAGCGAGGACACGTCGGCGGTCATCGCCATGTGGAACGCGCCGCATGCTGCGATGAGGGACTTCGCCGTGCGGATGCCCGAGAGCAGAAACATCTCGCGCGGCTTCTCGTGCGGCAAGCCGTGGACGTCGCGAACGGCCGCGATGACCTTGGCGTTGTGCGCCAGCGCTCCGAGCGGGACGCCGTCAGCGATGCGCGTGACGGCGCGTTGGAGCGGCGAGGCCGTCGTCAGACCGAAGGCGTTCGGGTCCGTCAGCTTCCATTCGAGCGAGCTGCCGGAGACGGCGCGCTCGATGACGGCGGACGGAAGGCGCCTGGTCACTTCGGCACCACGCCGAGCAGCGGCATCTTGCGGTACAGCACCTCGTCGATGCTCGGCGTCACGCGCCCGGTGTCGTAGCTCGGCACCGTCAAGAACTGGTTCCGCGTCATCCAGCCGAACTTCAATGCGACCCTCGCCCACTCGGGCTTCTCGAAGATCCGCTGCGGGGCCGATGACCAGAGGCGCTTCATGGCCGCGATGGCACCAGCCTTGGTCGCAGACTCCGGCGACGGCCACTGCGCTTCGCGCCACTGCCGCGAGCGTGGGCGCGCGAACCGCTTGGGCGAGCGGCTCATGTCCGGCTCGTAGTCCCAGCGTTCGTGCTTCCACGCGTGCCGCTTCACTTCGGCACCACGATCATCGGCGTGACCTGGACGTCGTCGGTGTCGCCGCCGTCGTGGTCGCCTGCGTTCGGCGTCTTGTGCCCGAGGCCCATGCCCTCGTGCGACGTCGGATCGAACCAGTTGGTCCGCCGCATCATCGACGCGAGGTCGCGCTCGTCCCAGTTGCTCGACCCCATATGGAACGTGCGCAGTTCCTCGGCGCCGTGGTGCTTCACGAGGACCTTCGCATAGACGGTCTCGCCCGGGTAGCCCTCGACAAGCCGCTCGCTGTCGACGAGGCGACCGCACGTCATACAGACGGGTCCGCGGACGCTCTCGACGGACGGGGCGTGAACGAGATCGCCCCAGGACGCGCGCGACTTGAGCAGCGGCACGTCTTACGGCTCCGCCTTCGGCTCGGCCTTCTTGCGCACACGCTGCACTGGCTCCGGCGGCAGCACGACGGGCGCCGCGCTGTCCGGCAGGGTGAGCATCCCGGAGTCGATGAGCAGCCGGAACTTGGCCAGCGCCTTGTTCGGATCCGGGTCGTCGCAGAGAAGCTTCGCCGTCGCGAGCTGGCGCCCATCGAGCTTTCCGATCTCTTCCTCGAAGAGCTTGAGTGCCGCCTGCCGTTCGAGCTCCGCGGGCGAGAACGTCACCTCGGGCTCCCAGTTGCGACAGTGCTCCCACTCGGTCCGCTCACTGAAGCGACCAGCGCCGTCGTTGTCCGTCGGGTAGTAGGCCCGGAACATCATCATCGCGTGGTCGACGCGCACGATCACAGCCGGCTTGCCGGTCGTCCTGTGCCGAACCTTCACCTTGCCTTGCCAGAGCGAGGGTGCAGGCAGATCCGGACGCCCGGTCAGCTGGCCCTGATTCTCCTCTGGAATCTCGGCGGTCAGCGGAACGTGCGTGGCAATGGACGGATTGACGTACTCGGTCATGCGGCCTCTCGGTGGGTCAGCTGCGGACGGAAGACGAAGCGACTCGACTCCCGCGGCCAGCGGTGGGTGACGTTGATGCGCTCGGGGTATCCACCGAGCGCGAGCGCGATGAGCTTCGCTGCGATGCCGAACCCGCGCAGGTCCGGGGGCACGTAGACGTAATGCAGCGTGTCCGCCTCGCCGCACGCCCATGCGTGCACCGTCGGCCCCTCGGCGAGCACGATGACCGGAGCGCCGGCATCGAGCATGCGGTCGACGAGGCGAAAGCGAGCGGGCTTGCTGAGCCCGTCGTAGGTGGACGACAGCGCCCACGTCGGGGCGACGAAGCGGCGATCGGAGGCATTCATGGCGCGCGGTGTCATCCGCCCTCCGAGCCTGCCGACGAATCACGTGGCGCCGGGGGACGACGCGCTTCGCTTGACTCGTCGACAGGCTCCGAAGGCAGCTGCCGCCCGCGCTCACTCGCTGCATCGAGGTCGCGCTTCCGGAACGGTGCGCTGCCGTATCGCGGCTCGTGCACGACCCAGCGCGATTGGATCTCGTCGCGCAGTTCGCGGCGACCCATCAGCCCGCCTTCCTCGACTCGAGCGCGGCGACCACGCTGCGCGCGACGCTGATGTCCTCGGCGCTGGTGTCCGCGACGTCGTCCTCGCTCGGCTTGATGCGCTCACGCGCCGGGACGTACACGTCCGGTCGCCGGCAGTTCAGCAGCCACGCGGCTGCCTGCCAGTTGCGCTCACTCGCCTCGACGATGCGCCCGACGAGCGTGCTCTCGCTCTGCGCCTCCGCCTCCTGAACCCGCTCCAGCAACTCCGAGAATTTCGGCTCGCCAGCCCGCCCCTTCGCGAGCCAGTCGTAGAGCGTCGCCGGCGCGATGCGCGCGAGCCTCGCCGCCGTGTCGCGAGGCAAACCCTTCGCGACCGCATCGACGATGCGCTTCGCCGTCAGGTCATCGAGCTTCAGCGGTCGGCCCAGGCGCTCCCCGAGGGCATGACAAAATATGTCATGGCCCGTGCCAAGGGATTAGCACCAGCTCCAACGCATGAGCAAGCGTGTCGCGGGGCAAAACGCGACCATCGTGGTCGATTTGTGCGCCACGTCACGACACCGCAGGGACGCCCAGTCGCGCGCTACCTCATTGCGCTTCCTTCCAAGCGGGCGGCTTGCTCGAGGGCACGAAGCGCTGCGATTACGCGCATCCGCGCAGCTTCAAGCCTGCGCCGGGTCGCTTCCTCGGCCAGCATGCGCGATCGCTCTGCGGCCTCGTGCTGCTGCTCCCATCGACGAAAGAGAGGGGCAGGGACGTCCATGTCTGCCGCGAAGCAGACGTTGTGCCGGTCCGGCTATCGGCAGTCGAACTCGACGAGGCCGCCGCAGCTCACGCGACGGACCTCGCCGCGATGGCCTTCGCAGACCCATCGCCAGCACCACTCCTGTGCAACGATCGCTGGCATCTCGCCATCGCGTAGCCCTGCGTCTGCATCTGGCGCGAGGTCGATTACGTCGCCGTCTTGCTCGAAGGGGCTTACGCACCCGACTATCCCAACAAGCACCAGCGCGCGCCACCCCATGAGCGCACACTAACGCCAGCCTCACGCCAGCGCCATGGTCCCTAGGGCGTATCAGTTCGGCAGGCTCGCCGGATCCACGCGCTCGACCAACGCCAGGACGTGGCCGTCTGCGGTCCGGAGCTGCGGGAGCTCCTCTTCGCGGTCGTCGCGGGTGGGGCGGCGCTCGAGGCGCATCGCCGCCGGGATGTGCTCTTCGAGGTGGTTCATTGGTTCGACCTCTTGCGTTATCCCAACATGACGCCTTGCGGCCCGCTTCGCAAGCCTGCGGTTGCGTGTCCGGGCGCTCACGAGTGGACCTCGATGCGAATGCGGACGCCGTAGTACTTCGGTCGCCCGCGCTCCTGCGCGTAGTTCCATGCCAGTCGCGGATTGCGATCGTCGAGACCGAAGGCATCCGCAACGCCATCGCGAACGTGCTTTGCGGAAGCTTGCAGGTTGTCGTCGTCGAGCGGGCGCGGTGCGATGCGCGTGATGGTGACGACCGCCGGTAGCGTCGCATAGGGCTTTACGGCCG